ACTGACTTTACGTATGCAAATTCAGGTTTACCAATAACAAGTCCATTCTTTACTGTAATTGCTGCCTCTGCTGGCCAAATTAACAATTATGGTGGTCTGCAAAGTTTCGGTGTAAGTTCGGGAACACAATATTGGGAATCCGGTATACAGACTTATATTGGTAATGGTGCTCAACCTAGCCAAGTTGGTGATGGTTATGGTATATCTTTCGCTTTCAGAGTTTATCGAGGACAAGTTAGAGATATCACTTCTGGTTTTATTAATACAAGTCACGCTGGTGGAAACAGAGGAGTATGGACGTATCAATTTATTCTTCCTGGAAGATGGACTTGGGACAATGGATTGGTAAATTTTGATCCAACTAGGGTGCTCAGCATTCCAGCTGGCAACATGCATTTTACTTTATTGGAACGTGGTGGTAATGGTTTTCAATGGATACCTCCTCCAGGATATCCAAACCAGTCTGAATTTAAGTGTGCAGCGTTTGATGGATGGTGGTACAATGGTGCTGATGCTCAAATTGCTGTGAACACCAGTGGTTCAGCAAAAAACCTTTCTTGGGGTGTAGCTCTTGATGATGGTTATGGTAACATAGGAAATTATAATTTTTTCCCCGCTCAAACTGGCCACACTCCAAGAGTTTCCCTTAGAGTTATACCTTGGTACTAAAATGAAAAATTTTCAAATCATAAAAATTAATGAAGATTCGTCTATCAAAGTCGAATATTTAAAAACAGATTATGTTGACATTCCTAATCCTGATAATTTAAAGGGATTGGATATATTAACATATATCACCAACAATGTTGATGAATTTCAACGTGAATCGGATTTTTTGGATCCGGAACCAGGCACACTGGAAACACTAGAAATAACATCAATTGAACCTGAATTATTGGAAATTCCTAATCCGGAAAATGATCTTATTAGAACAGATGAATAGTAGTAAACTGATTTTTTGAAAAGTGTCTTGGACGGGGGTGCGAATCCCCCCAAGTCCACCATAAGAATTTAGGTCTGCGCCGTGCGATAATGAAGATGACTAAGGGATCACGGACATCCAGATAATCTAAACCAAAATTCTTATGATGGGCTTGACTAGTTTCGACAGGGCAACAAGTACAAAAATTGGCTACTCGTCAGAGTTGACGTTAACACTAAAACAAAAATAAATGCAAATGACGAAAGTTACGCATTGGTAGCCTAAACGCTGACTAGGGTTTCAGTTGGTTTCCTCGTAACAGAATAACCAACTACATTACACTCATCACACAAGGAGAATACCATGAGTAACATGACACCATTCGAGATCCGTCTCGAACTTCTAAAACTTTCTAAAGACATGCTCGAACAAGAGTATATGTCTAAACGGGAAGTTGCACATAATAACTGGCAGGTAGCGTCCGAGAATGCTCGCACTCAGGGACAACAGTTACCTAATCAGCCAGAATATTCACTATTCCCATCAGAACAAGAAATCATCACTAAGGCACATGCTTTAAATGGTTTCGTTTCTAACATTTCTGAACCTACTACCAAGGTTACTAAGAAGTCGTAAGGGAAAGATAGGCTTCGGCCTATCTCACACACAGAAAGGAACCAAATGCAAAGTAAGATTGTGCTTCTAAGTGCATTTTTATCAAGTATTATTTTAATGGTAGCTTCAATCAATGTTGATATACACAACATTATGCCAATCAAGGCAAGTTATCAGTCTCTATCAAAAGAGGCACAAAAACACGTGACATGTCTGGCAGAGAATATCTATTTTGAGTCGGCACATGAACCCGTTACTGGCCAAATGGCTGTTGCGTTTGTCACTATAAATCGTGTACAGACCGGCAACTATGCTAGTAATATTTGCGATGTAGTAACCCAAAAGACCGGTAACACTTGCCAATTTTCTTGGTATTGTGATTCCTTATTTACCTCAAAACGGTTGACAATCAAGAGTACAAAGTTGTATAATGACATTAGAGAGTTAGCAACTAACCTGTACATCAATTTTGACCGTATGGAGGATGTTACAAACGGTGCGACATATTATCATGCAGATTATGTTAATCCAAATTGGACAAAACTACAGAAGGAGACTAAAATTGGCAGGCATATTTTCTACAAAAGCAAAGGTGACAAAATTGACCGAACAAAAGGAGTTATTTAATATGAACAAAGACCTTATTACTATATGTGTTTCAATCACAATTGTATTGTGTACCACAATCGTTGGAGGATTCATGTATAATTTAAACGACCGTAATAACATGGCCAAAAACATCGAAGCCGCTATTACAAAAGGCGTTGATCCATTGTCTGTTAAGTGTGCATATGAAACTGGAGCTAATCCGGTTTGCATCACAATGGCAGCAACAAAGAAATAATTTAGGAGTATATTATGGCAGTGAAACAATTTAGTATTAATCAAATCTCTAATGAAGCAGACCGCAAGAAATTGTTGGATGCTGTACAGGAGTGTTCAAATTCTATGACACGAATGGATGGCGAAAAAGACTTCATTAAGGAAGCAGTGAAAAAAGTTTCAGATGATTTGAAATTACCTAAACAAGTTGTTCAACGTTTGGTCAAAGTTTATCATAAACAAAACTATGATGAAGAGGTGGCCACCCATGAACAATTCGAACAGTTGTATGAAACGATTGTAAAATAATGCCAACTAAAGAAGAAATGAAGAATTTTTCTGTGGAGATTGATAAATTCGTCTCCGAGAGAAACATTAATCATCTTGAAGCTATAGTTGAGTATTGTTCAGAAACGGGTCTCGAAATGGAAGTCGCCGCAACTTTAATTAATTCGAATCTAAAATCGAAAATTGAGTTGTTGGCTTCCGATTTGAATATGCTGAAAGTGAAGAAATCTCGTTTGCCCATATGACTGGTTATGAAACATTTGCGTTATTCAATTCTTTAAAACTGCACTTCAACCGAGAATCTTACGATTATTTTAAATATAATGGTAAGAGTAATATCTCAGTCGATGCGTTTGAGAATAGGCGTGACAAATACCACTTTCACAAGTTGTCAAGGAAGTACACAAGCAAGGAAGACATGGAATCATTTTTCGTGGCAAACTTGGTTGAGAAACCTAACACTTGGGCTGGTGATTTGTTAACTGAAGAAGCAGATATTAATTACAAGACTCACCAAAAGGTGTTACAATCACTATCGTACATTTTCGAAAATGATTGCCACCTACTATTTGATGGTTGCGACAATCCAAACGATTTGTTCAAAGTGAATGACGGTGACTATCCTGTAATATTACGCAAGACTATGCAGAAGGTTACACAAATTGAAACTTTGTGTATACTTAATAAGATACTTGGTTTTGAACCTAATTGGAATTCTCGGATTGCCGATACTATTCGGTGGCCAGAATTTCGGTTAAGATTGCTCAAGTATGCCACATTTCTGCCACAAGATGTGTTAAAATATAAACTTATTCTAAAGAAGATGATATGATAAAGAAAATCTACCTCGATATGGACGGCGTTCTGTGTAACTTTGAACGCCGTTACCTTGAACTATATGATGAGTTACCTGGTTCTATGCGGGATCGGAAAGACTTTAATGTGAATTGGGATCATTTTGTGCAAACAGAACAATTTAAAACATTGGACTGGTGGCCTGGTGGTCGAGACTTGTTGACGTACATTACACAATATCAACATGAAAATGAAGTCGAGGTAGAAATTCTTTCATCTTCTGGTGGTCAAAAATATCACCGAGAAGTTGCTGAGCAAAAAATTGAATGGTTGTCCGATAAAGGCATACCATTCAAAGCAAATATTGTTTCTGGACGTAAAGCGAAAGCCGAATATGCCACACCAGAATCAATATTGATTGATGATACGCATGATGTTATACAGGGGTTTATCGCCGCTGGTGGTATCGGTGTACATCATAAAGATATAGGTAATACTTTAATGATGTTGGATAAACTTCTGGACAGGTGACCTATATAAATCTATATTATGATAATATGGCTATCTGTACAAGCCTATATTATGATGTGGACAAAAAAACTATACAACGCAATACAAATTATACAAGGAAATATATATGAGTACATTCGAAAATTTACAACGCAATCGTGGCAAGTTCGACAAACTGTCAAAAGCGATTGAAGCAACCGGCACTCCCGCAGAAGCTGGTTCTAAAGACGACACCAGATTCTGGCAACCAGAGGTTGATAAAGCTGGTAACGGCATGGCAATAATTCGTTTCTTGCCAAGTCCTGCTATCGATGGTGATGATGCTCTGCCATGGGTTCGGGTGTTTACACACGGATTTCAAGGACCTGGAGGTTGGTTCATTGATAACTGTTTGACTACTTTGAATGACAAGTGTCCTGTGTGCGAACACAATAACACACTTTGGAATTCAGGTATCGAAGCCAACAAAGATGTTGCTCGTAAACAAAAGCGTAAGCTAACTTACATGACAAATATTTTGGTCGTTTCTGACCCAAGTAATCCATCAAATGAAGGACAGGTTCGCTTGTTCAAATTCGGTAAGAAGATTTTCGACAAGATTAATGAAGCGATGAATCCCGAATTCGCTGATGAAACACCTATCAACCCATTTGATCTATGGGAAGGTGCTAACTTCAAGTTGAAGATTCGTAATGTTGAAGGTTATCGTAATTATGACAAATCAGAAT